GACGTATATATTATAGACATAGGAGTAGCACCCATTAATGACTCGTAGGATGTACTCATCATCAAAAGGACTTGTATCGTACTCTAGTGAGGCATCCCGTACACGGTTTACTAGCTCTAAGGTATTCATTCTTCACCCTCCAATGGAGTTTCTTCTTTTCTATTCTTTCGCTCTTCTAACCAAGCTGATAGTCCTGCTCCAGCAAGGATAGCTGAGCCTCCGTACTTCTTAAGGTATTCTTGGACTTTCTCTTCAGGGATGTCTTTCCCTTGCGCTCTAAGCTGGTCTACAATACCTCTGATATTCCCGCCCTCTTTATGTCGTACAGCGTGCTTAGGTAGTACACCTGTAGGATATACGTTGACATCCCCTACTGGCCTGCTAGCCTCTAATGAACCAACAGCAAACGGGGAATTGTACCCTCGGTAATCCGATGTCCAAGTACCATGAACCTCTGCCTGTAACTTGCCCGCATCTCGCATCACGTTTTTACCCGAAGCAGCTAGTCTAGCCCTCATTTCCGGGTTTTGCCTAAGCATCTTTTGAATATTCTTCATGCCGCTAGCCATCCCTGGCCCAAGATAGGTGAAGTTCGCAGAGTGTACATCTGGTTCCTGGTTACTACCCTTGCCGAATTGACCAATCTTAACAGGTGCGTCGTCTCCAGGTCCTTGAGACTTTATATCACCCCAACTATTTAGATATACCTTATACCCCGGCGCTCTTCCTTCAGTCTTTACTTCCAACTCTCTCGGGAGGAAGTCCGGCCACGGTCTGCCCTCAAGAGGACCCCCCGATTTACCTACATTCTCCTGATTCCACTTCATTGCATCACGGATCTTGGATTGTCGGTGTTCAGAATTACCCGGATTTATCGATTCCTCATAGCTCATAGGGCCTATCTGTCTTCGCGTTCTACCAGAGGTATCGATTAAATTCTCTCTAGGTATCCCTTCATGATCCATAGCCTCTTCTATGCTGTTGAACCATGGCCCTGGAGGGGTATCTCTTATAACGGGTTGATGTTCCGCTATCGGCATTATATCTACTGCTGGTTCTCCTAGTCTAGCATGTCTTAGCTCAGTATCTATTCCATGTCTAAGGTCATCCAAATCTTGAATCTGTATTCTTCCTCTCATGCCATATTGATTTCTTAGAAAATTTTCGCTGGTGTGCATCTGAGGAAATCTTCTTCCCGACAAGTTTATGAGGTCCTGTCTCATCTGGGACACTTCCTCCAGAGCATGTACCACCATATAATTGCTTTCCGACCAGAGGTGATCCGCTACCCTCTCTGCTTCGGGGTGGTTAGAATGCTGTCTCACCGCTTCGCTCAAGTTCTGTAATACAAGGGCGGCTCGTGTAGGGGAGTCGAGATGCCCTCCTGACGCCAAAAGGTCTAGGGACCCGGCCATAGGATGCATATCTGTCCCTAGGTTTCTCAGCAGTTGAGAAGCTGTCCGTAATTGCTCCACGGCATGGGACTCCTCGGGCGGCAACAGGGACTGAGACTGGGATACAGGTACTAGAGAGGAGCTTGGAGAAGTCTCTGCGGAATCTCTACTGCTTAGTAAGTCATCAGCCCCTGTACTGCCAGAGCGACTATCTCTATCTTCTCGGAATAGTCTGTCAAGGTAATCAGCGTCGGGTGCTCCAGACCTAGCTGTATCCCATTGTTCTTGAGGTATTCTATCACCCGTTCGTCTTTCTGGACCTCGATATTGGTTCTCAGGTATTGCTCCTTCAGTAACAAAGTCCGGTCTTGCTTGAGGAGTAGTATCCCGAATGATAGGAATATCACTCACCATTTGGGAAGCAGGAGCGGGAGCGAACATATCCCGTAGTCTCTGTCTTACAACCACTAGATTATTATGAGACGGATTTGTCCTAACTGAATCCATGAGCATTGTATGTTCAGGAGTCTTGGGGACTTCTCTGGCAAGAGTTTCTATCTCTTGCATGATGCTTCTAATGCCAGAATGACTGGCAGTGCTAGCAGCAGAATGAGCTATAGGTGCCGCACGCGGCACAGTAAATCTTCTAGGTCTAAAGTTCATTGGCATAGACGTACCCCTAAAATAAAAGCCTACCAAGAATGTAGCATCTTAGTAGGCATCACGCAGAAATAATATCTAGGAACAATTACACAGGCAGTTTTCCAGGGGGAATAGCTGCAGGTGCTCCTGCTCCCACCTTGCCTAATCCTGCAGCAACATCAGGGCCCTTGGCAGGAGCTGTAAGGATTGCTTGAATCTGGGCCAACTTGTCAGGGTCGACTTCAAACCCTGCCGTGGTCAGAGCTTCAGCCAATGGGTCTTGTGCGCCCATATCGCCTTCTCCGCCCATCATATCTTGACCCATAATCCCATCAATGTAGGACTCATCTCCATCAGGCTCAGCGGCTGTGCTACCAGCCATCTCGTCTGCAGGATCATCAATCATCAACGGCTTGCTTTTATCAAGCCCTACAGGGGCTTTCTTCTTAAAGTTCTGAGGGAAAGCCATTGTTATTCTCCAAATGCAAGGGGCACGGTTGCCATGATTGCGTCAAGCTGAAGCACTGAGTCGGGAAATCCTGTGGTCCTGGAAGCACCGTGACAGGTTCTCACAAAACACTGCAGAGGTCCAGTGATAACACCATTGAGAGAAGCTACCCGTCGGTCATTCATATGAACAACGGTGTTGGCATCGCCGCCATTGGCATTGTATCCGTGTTCCAACCGAAGCGAGAAAGCGCCGGAAGCAGGAATCTGGAACACATCGGATTCGACCACAGTGGCAGAAGTCGTCTTACGCAAACGAATCTTGCCTTTACCCGAGGAGATCTGGATGGCCAGGAACACGTTTCCGTCTGCAGGCTCTTTGGAGAAATCTGCAATATTAGCCTTAGTTCCCTGCGATCCCATCACGCCGAATTCAGTGAAGGATACATTGACGGGGTTGATAGAACCCGCAAGTCCTGCGATATCCCATGCAACGATGAACGAAGCCTTGTTCGGAATCCACAAAGCATTCTCTTGGATCATGCCCATACCTTCAGAGGCAGCAGCGCAACCCAAAACCAAACGTCCTCGGTGGGTGGGGTCAGAAGCATTCAGAATGCCTGTGCCTGTCACTGCGCCGACGTTGGAGGTATAGATGGAAAGGATTTGGTTAGAGTGGCATACAAAGTACGGGTCTGCAGCACCGCTGATAGGGCCAGTGATGAAGGTCGTAGGAGTTGCAGTAGCACAGATTAACTTGCCCTGAAAAGACTCAGTCAAGCCAGAGATGATGCCCGAAAGAGCAAGCCCATTCCAACTGAATCGGCTGCAAGCCATATGCCTGTCAAGAGCGTCTTGCTGAAGACGAGTAGTACCTAATTGTCGTGTCATATTAACTCAATCCTTATGAGTTAGTTGTTTCGGTCCACTCACGGTGTTCCCGCGAGTTTCATTTTGCGCTTTTCAGACCTAGAAATGTAACCGTTGGCTTTGGCTATTCCAAGATGCTTATCTCTCTCAACAATAGCTTCTTCCAAGGTATTAAAAGTTCCAGCTCGGTGCGGTTTCCCTTCCTTATAAACTACTTCGGATATCTGAACTGCAAACTTTCCAGTTTTTGTCTTATTTATCCAAAGCATATCAGGATTGCTGTAAGGGCCAGGGTCCGGCTCCCACACCTCTTCAGTAGATTCAGGAAAATTGAGTCTGGCGTACTCTCCGAAATATTTACGGGCATAGGTGTCATAGCATTTAGCTGCCCGTATCTCATCCGAGAAAGCTCCGACCGTTCTCAGTTCGGTGTCCACCCTAATGGCCACCCTGTATTTACCGTACCCTTTATCCCAGAACACCCCTTTGTACTCAGAGCTTTTCTTGAAAGCACTTACTGTTTTATTCTGAGAATTCTGAGTAGTGTCTACTATCCTGAGATTGCTCTTTCGGTTGTCTAGTGTGTTGCCGTTAATGTGGTCTACTATCCTGCCTGAAAGAGGGGGCAACCCTAGGATGAAGTGGCTGAGTCTATGGATACGTCGATCGTACCCATTCTTCGCCACTCTCTTGTAAACCGAGATTCTCTCTTCGCCAGGAGTGCCGTCCACGCTGTTGTAACGAGCGAGCTGGCACAACCACTTGATACGGTCGGCCCTCTCAAAATCTTCGCTATCGATCAGCGCCTCGGCAATCACTTCGTTGCTTCTCCAAACCAGCAAAACTGCTTCTTTTTCTTGCATACCTCCCTCCTTTCGAAGAGAGGCTAGCATACTCCAGAAACAAAGTCCAGATGCTATCTCGAAAGTCTACAGAATAGATATGCTAAAATTCCGATAGTACAATGTATCCCTCAGATTTTCCACAGTATTTTCTCCCATCACAGAAAAGTAAGATTCTACTGCGTTAGTCCTTCGGCCTGAGCTATTCAAGGCCAAGAAAGCCTTTTGCCCGTCAGCCTCTACAGGTTCCATTTCTCCACCGTAAGCCGTAATACTATCTTTAGGTAATCCGACCACGCGGTCCATTCGTTGGCTAGAGTTCATATTTAGCTCATATGTTTTGCTGCCAACTTGAATCAGTTTCGCGCTTGTACCACGAATACCCTTTCCGTCCGTGATGCGACGGTCGGTTTCGGAGAGAGACAGGAACGAGCTGTACACGAGAGGGTTCATGTCAAGCAAGTTGAACTGTGTTACTTCGGAAGAGTTCGGATCTTTATCGCGGTTACGAACCATATGCTCAACAAGGCCAGAGAACAAAGAGTTGAAAGTCATGGGTTGACCATTCAAGTCTTTCTTCGTGGGGAGATATTGCTGTACCTGATAACGAGGAATGCCGTGAACAGTTCCAGTTTCGTTATACAGAAGGGTTTCAATACCAGTCATCATGTAGGGGTTGATCAGCGAGACATCAATTCCCGTGGGGCTGTAAAGCGTATCCACATTGGGGTCCCAGCCGATACCGAGCATACGTCGTGCTGCATCATAATCATCAGAGGTGTTCAGGTATGTGCTGTTCGTGAAAGAACTGAAGTCCACATTGCCCGTTGCCCATGCTTGTGCCCCGGTAGGAACATAGCCAGGAAGAACCAAGAATGCTGCCGTAGGAGTCGTCGTTGCAGCAGCGCCAGCCAGGTTCAGAGGTGCAAACACCGAGTAGAACTGAATAGCCGTAACAATCGAAGGAGCAGCCAAGGTATTGGCGCGTCCACGGAACAACGTACAGGTCACAACGCCCGTTCCGTCACACCACATAGACGAAGAACCGCCTTGCTGAACATGCTGGTCTGCAGTCCAGGTTGCATAAGGAGCATAAGCGCCGTTGTTGCTATTAGGAGCTGCACGTCGCGCAGGAGCAACCAACACTTCATTGGAAGACTGGTTTACACGGACAACGCGGAAAGCGTCAAAGAAGTTCGTGTAGGTTCCTGCAGCGGCCTTGAAGCCAACCGTAAGGAAACGAGGCACAGAGTCAATGCGGAACAGGTTAGCAGTACCCGTCACAGCGTCATCATAGGAGGGGAACATCACAGAGATGACCATACCTTCCATGAGGTGAGCCGCTGCACCAATTGCCGTGTCCAACCCAGACAGCTTCATCTTAAGAAGCGTGGTGGAGTTAGCCAAGGTGAAGGTCGTGTCAGTCGTGCCATCAGCGCCCTTGTTCAATGCGCCAAGGCCGATGATCGTAGCCATACGGCCCGTTCCGTCGCCGAGTTGCTGAAGGTTCATAAACGACTTTTGGAACATCGTCTTTTGTTCGTACTCAAGCTTCATGTGAGAAACAAAGGCTTTCTTCTCGCCGTCGGAAAGCTTGGCAGTAATCTTATCGAAGTACATGGTCATCGTCTGGTACTTAGGAACTGCAAATCCCTGGATACCGTATGCTCGGTCATTATGAGCAAAGGTTCCAGCAGAAGCATTGAGTCCACCGAAAGCGAATCCGCCTGGATCAACCGTCAGGTGATACCGAATCTCTTTTCCGCCTTCCCAAGATTTACGCTTGGTGATGGAGTCAAGACCGGAAACTGTACGCCACAAAACCTTACTTCCGTTTTCCTGTACGAACTTGAGTAAGTCCGACGAGGTAAACTGAGCATTTGAAAACTGACTAGCCTGAGAAACATTTGGCATTTTTTAGCCCCTTCGTAGATTAAGTCTTCCTGATTCCATCCCTTTTAGCCGCTACTTTCTGCATATTCGTTCTAGTATTACCGGGCTGGCGTGAGGAAGTGGAAGATTGAATCCTTGATAGATTCTGCTCTTTCTTACTCTGTAGCGCCTGTCCAACTTCTCTGTCGACGTTTCTGGAAGGTTTATCCTGAGCAATGAGGTCTAAGATAGGCTTCATCTTCAGGTTTAACATAGTATCGAGCGTCTTAATTGTGACCTGTTCTTTTCTACGAGTCTTATCTCTAGCTTCCATAATAACATACTTTAGTTGATCTTCAACTAAACCCATGTATTTTTCCGGCACCTTAGCACCCATAAGAGATCTCTGACCGTCCATCCATGAACCGACTGTGTGTTTGTCGGCGTCCATGGCTGCCTGTCGGCGGTTTGCTTCGAGGGCTTCTTCCCTTGCCGTCATAGCCGCCATCTTCTGTTCTAGGACCTCTGCATACTTAAGCTTCTTTTGGATGGCTCTTTGGCCCGGATCTTGATTAATCTCTTCGGCCTTCTGCATAATCCATTGCCGTACAACGTCATCATCCAAGTCTTCGGTAAGGTTGTTCAGCAACTGATGTGGGTTCTCTTCCAGCATCTTATCGATGTTGTCGAGAGTTGCTTTGTCCCCTTTCAAGGTTTCAATCTCTGCACTTTGCTTACGGTACTTAGCATATACTTGGTCTGCTACGATTGCTTTGGATACAATCGTATTAAGTTGCTCGGGGGATTTAATATCGAAGTCATATTTCTGTCCTCCGATTTCTTGGCTAAACTTGTGTGTAGGGAAAGCATTCTTATCCACGGCTTTAGGATCGGGTCTACTTTCCTCAACGGGTCCAGCTTCCTCAGTATCGTCTGCTGAAGTGTCATCAGACAGTGCAATTTCTTCCTCCTCGTCACCAAGACCAAGGAAATCCTCTTCTGTCTTAATATCTCTACCAGGTCTAGCGTCTGGAGCACTTGGGATACTATCGTCTAGCCCAAGAAGTTTCTCCATGTCTGCAAACATATCGCTAGAGCTGGTATACCCACCACTGGGCATAGCTGAACCAGTGCTAGGTGCAGGACTTGGAGCTGAGTCTGTAGTCTGTGGAACATTATCTGCCATTATCATATCTCCGGTAATGTATTAAATGATCGGGCCTGAAGAAGGATTTACTGGTTCGATAGGTTTTTTCCCTGGTGATGCCGCTGGGCTTGTACCCCCAAACGGCTCACTCGGATCAGGGCTTGTGGCATCACCTCCACCTTCAGGCGGTTTTGACTTAGCCAATCTTTTGGCTATTTCCGTCGTGTGTGCCTCTCCGTGTGCCCAAATAGCTTCTTTCAACTGCTCGTCTAGAACTTCAAAGGTTTCAGAATGTACATACTCGTCAACCATTGCTGCATGTGCTTCATGGTCATCCCATTTACGGACGTTGACCTGTTCACCTGCAATAATCTTGGTTATCTCACCATCCTGAATCTTCATCGACTTGCTAAACATATCCTTAACATCTAGCATACTTCCATCGACGAGTAAAGGACCTATCTTCCGCATATCCCCGCCTGCTTTCTCAAAGAATCCACTCTTAATGAATTCCAGGAGTTGCTGCTTACGAGCTGCTGGGTCGACAGGGATGTATTGACCATAGTCTACATCAACTCCATAGTCTCCCTTGATATCCGCTGCGCTGAAGTATTCATTGTTACCGAAGCCTTCAATACCTGTGACCTTCAATCTACGTTTATCCGTCATATACTGCTTGGTAAGTTCCAAGCCCATGACGTAGATATCTCGAAGGAATTGTTTCTTCTTATTAAACAAGCGAATACGATATTTATCGTCCATTTCCAATGCAAGTTGAACAGCGTAGGATGAGAGTTCTCTAGGGATTTGACCTTGAGAGAATTCATTCATTCCATATAGGTTGTTCATCCAAGCTTTGAGTATTTCATATGCTCTCCACACGTCACTAGTAACGTTAGAAGGCTTAAATTGAATAGGCTGAGCCCCTGAAGCTGGATTAAAAGTTCCAATTGCGGATGGGTCATTAGTATCCATGTCATCATTAGTTGAACCCTCCGGCTTCATGTATTTAGCCGACCCATGCAGGGTGATGTTTTCCATAATCATAGTAATCAAGGTGTCGATACTTTTCTGTACCTGCCATGAGTATACTATTCTACTCATACCGAAAACATTACCCGGGATATCCACGTCCGTAAGCATTGTGTACGGAATCTTCTTGTGGTGGAAAGGATGGTTCTCTCTACGGACCACTTTAGGTGATACGGGATCAAAGAAGAATACTCTCGCTCCGAGGAATCCATTCCAAGGTTTACCGG